GGATGACCACTTCCATTGCCATGGCACCGCTTCATGGTACCACCACCAGGCAAAATATCCATTATAAAATATGCTGTGGTATAAACATTCCTAATACGGGTTTTATCCTGTTCGGATAACCCAGTCATCAAAGATATATGAATCTCAGCGAATTGTTCAATCAACCAGGGGAACATAGAAGCATCCCAAGCAGAACCATCTAACTCATAACAAGTATAACCTTCAAACTTACGAGCCAAACGATCCCAAACACCATGGCTGGCCGGCATCCCAAAAGCCAACCAACCCTTATTTACAAACACAGCCTGCCAAGATTGTTTCAACGATTCAGTCAAATTCTTAGCTAGACGATTTTCACAAACCGATTTACGAACACCAAGGCCGAATACACACCTGGGTTTCTTACCCAAGGCCCTTGGTTCATGTTTAAGAAAGACAGTTTCAACATCTAACAATGGACTCTCAGTCGCAAGTTCATCCCAAAACTTATCAACATAAATTCTATCGTCAGAATCAAGAAACTCCTGTTTAGTTTTATATTTAACATCAAATGGCCAACCATTTGATTTAGACAAATCCATCAAATCACAAACACCATCCAAAGACATAACCTTACAAACCTTGCCATCTAACTGCAAAGCACAAATTTCCCTAATTAACTTTATACAGTGCTTTGCGACCACAACATTCATGTTGGGTCTATCAAAGGAACGCATATATTTATCTAGAGACGCTTTAGCTTCAACAGCATCACGTCGGGGAAAATAATAAGAATTAAAATAGTCAGCTGGTTGGGTATAACCCCAATCAGCTGCAACCTTATTTTCCCACTGATGATAATACGGACAAGGATAGCTCTTACCATCATCAACAGTCTCATGCCTTACGCACGAGTACCCATTGAAGATGTATTTCTTGACCCAGTCTGGCCATCCATAGCTGGGCGAGTCAAGTTTAAAGCAAGATCATCATGTCGAAAATGGCACTTGTCCCCCCTTGCACATTTTTGGCGGACCCAATTCATACACGAATGTTTGTGATGAGAATCTGGTCCAAATAAACGTTTGCTTGGACTATTACCTCCACAAACAGCACAGGTGTAAGACTCAGGTTCCACAGCTGTCTCTTTCGAAACAACTTTCTTTGGAACCTTACTCTCTTTCTTGAGCACTTCCTTGTGCTCCACTTTTGGCAAAGCGGTGGCACGCTTAACAGGGACGGTCACTGATCGCACAGGTAAAGACAAGGGTTTATCAGTGTCAGCACTTTCCTTCATGGGCTTTCCCAAGACCTCCATTAATTCTGGTGGCAATATAATAAAGTGGTTTTCATCTGATGTGGTAGTTCCAACATGAACTCCAACAACGAC